GAATGATTCTTCTGAAGATTCCGACGCGACAGAGAACACGCTGCGAGCGATTCTGCACAGCAACGTGACGAACTCGCTACAATTCGAGAAACGAAAAGTGACGACGGCGGCGAAGCACGAAGCGAACTTCTGCGATTGGCTCGACGGGTTCTACGATCAATGGGCGGCTGATTCGATAACCGGGATGCAGGGTGCGGACGCTATCGCCGCGAAGGCGAAGCACGCTGACGAATCAAAACGTCAACTGCTCGACGTAGCCGGTTCCTCAATGCCCGCGACTCTGTCGGGGAATGTTGCGGACTTGGTGGCAACGTGGGACGATAGGGCGGTGACGCTCACAACTGATCTAATGGAGACGGTAAAATGATAACTCAACTACACTGCCTGGCACCGACAGGTGATTTACTCGCACAGTGCCGACCGCATCAGATGAACGTCCGTTGTGCAGTCCATGAGGAATCTATGGACGTTTTCTTACACGGCGTGATCGGTGATGCTTTCGACGGTGCCGATTCTCAGACGTTCGTCAGAACGCTGGCCGATAATCCCGGCAAGGCGATCAACCTGCGGGTTAATTCGCCGGGCGGTCTGGCCTATGACGGCGTGGCGATCTTCAACGCCATCAAATCCCATGACGGGCCGTCAACCGGGACGATTGAAGGCATGGCCGGTTCTGCGGCTTCGCTGGCGGTCATTGGATGCGACACCGTCCGATGTTATCAGGGGGCAGCATTCCAGCCGCACTACGCTCTGATAATGGCGATGGGGCATCAGGCAGATTTACGGCAGGCACTCGACCAGCTTGTGGGGCTTGACCGCGATCTGGAACAACTCTACAGCGAGGCGTCAGGGCAGAGCATCGAGACGGTGAAGACTCAACTGATGGGCGAACACGGCGACGGAACGCGGTTTTCTGCCGAAGAAGCGAAGGTGGCAGGGTACGTTGACGAGGTGATTTCTCATAGTAAAAAGAAACAGGCAGCGGCGACAACGGATAACGCATTGCCTGGTATGGCGGCATCGCTGCGACGGCGAAGGCTTACCGCAATAGAAATCGGTTTGACAAAGCCAACGCAGTTGCGGTAAAGTTCGATCTGACAATTCATAGGACGCGACGACGCCGCATAGACAGGCAACCGCGACCGACCAACGACCAGCGATGCAAAGACAATCGCCAGCCGTTCTACAGTTACTTTCAACTGTCGGAGCCGCTGGCGTTCTTTCGTTTGGTTCCGACGCTAATCCAAAAGCAAGGGACCAATCATGTCACTCAAGGCACAACTGGAAGAACTCAACGCGAAACGCGATGGGTTTCTCTCCGAGGCGAAAGCCTTAATNGAAGAAGGGCAGAACAAGCCCGAAACGCTGACCGATGAGGTCAACGCGAAAATCGACAGTCTGACGAAGGATGCTCAGGAAGCCGATGAGAAACTGACCGCACTGGTCGAGACGGACAAGGCAAACGCTGTTCGATTCGAGAAGGTGCAGGCATTGTCNACGGATCGTTCCGGCGATATCAGTGACGCTCGTGGCGTTCACGTTCCGGCACCGGCAGGTGAACCGCAGGCATCGTTCAAGATGCCCGCAACCGTTCGCCGTTTCGGCAACCTGACGGCGTTTTCTGGCGAAGTCAACGGCATGCAACCTGAAGAACGGGCCTANCGGTTCGGTCAGTGGGCAATGGCGAAAGCCGCAATGGATATGCCATCCAGCCTTCGCCGGTCGCCTGAATGGTGCTCGGATGTTCGCTGCCGATCAGTTCGGACTAAGCCAACCGATGGCAGTCGCAGGTGAAGGTGCCAGCGATACGACAGGTGCTCACGTTTTCGTTCCTGACGAATTCGGAACGGACCTGATCAAGCTGCGGGAGCAGTACGGCGTTGCTCGCGGTGTGTTCCGGATGCGGTCCATGTCCTCGGACACTCGGACTGACCCGAGACGCACCGGTGGATTAACGGCGTACTTCGTTGGCGAGAACTCTGCGGGTACTGAGAGCGATGCGGCATACGATCAGGTCAGTTTGACCGCTCGTAAGCTCATGGCAATCACTCGCATGAGTAACGAACTGAACGAAGATAGCGTGATTGACTTTGGCAACGAACTTGCCGATGAGATCAGCTATGCGTTCGCCAACAAAGAGGATGACTGTGCGTTTAACGGTGACGGAACCTCCACCTATGGTGGAATGACCGGTATCAGAAACCGCCTGGCAACCCTGACCGCTGGTACTGCTCCCGGACTGATTCAGGGTGCGGGCTCAACGTGGGCGTCGTTGACGTTGCAGAACTTTGAGGACTGTGTCGGTGGTCTGCCGCAATATGCGGACGTTCCCGGTCAGGTCTCATGGATCTGCCACAAGACGTTTTTCCATAGCGTCATGCACTCGCTGATGAACGCGGCTGGTGGCAATCTGTCGGCTAACCTAGCGGCTGGTGGTATCCAGTCGTTCCTCGGTTACCCGGTGCGGTTCTCGCAGATCTATCCGAGCACCACAGCGTCAGGGGCGATTCCTGTCACGCTCGGAAACTATCAGCAGGGAGCCAGTTTCGGTGACCGCCGCATGGAAACGGTTTCTTTCAGTGACTCTGCCAGCGTTGGCGGACAGTCTCTGTGGGAGCGTGACCAGATGGCCGTCAAGGGCACGCAGCGATTCGATATTAACGTGCATGACTACGGTACTAACTCTGCCGCTGGTCCTATTGTTGGCATCGAAACTCAGTAATCAGAGCTGAAACCATGAACCGCCGGGCGGGCTTTTCCGCTCGGCATCTTTCAAACATCCATATCTGGAGAATATACAATGCCACTTCAACCACGACTGGACGCTGATTCAGTTCTGATTGCCCCACAGGCAATGACGAACTCAGCGACCGTAACAGCGAATCTGGATACGCTCGGAGCGAGCTACGCCACGATCCGCATCGCACTTGCTTCTGTAGATTAACACCAATGCCGAAGGGCCGACTCTGAGTCTGTTGGAAAGCGACGATACCGTTGTGACGAACTTCGCCACGATCGTCGCTGACCGCACAGACGAGGATATGACGGACGCGGCAAGCGTCAGCTACGGTGTCGACCTGCGAGGCCGGAAAAGGTATCTCAGACTGTCGGTAACGACCGCTGGAGACACCAATGACGATGTGACTGTTTCCGCTGTCAGCACTCTCAGCCGTCAACATGAGTCTGGTGGTTCTGACGTTACGGTTTACGTCTAAGGATTAACCAGGTGGGCTCAATTAAATATCAGCCGAAACGTGAATGGCTCCGCGACAAGGCGAGCAATATGTACACGCAATTCGGTGAGGATGGTTTGATTGCCGCCTGCCTGGAGAAGATAGGAGAGACCAACCGTCAGTGCTTCGAGATCGGAGCCGCTGACGGTCGGTTTTTCTCCAATACTTTGAGACTGCGGGAAGATGGATGGCGAGCGGTTCTGATCGAAGCAGGACGCGAGCAATTCAACAAACTGCAAAACGAATTCGGCAGCACGTCAATCTGTATTCACGAGACGTGTACCGATCTGGATGCAACACTGGAAGCCACGGGAATCAGTCATGCTCCTGACCTCGGCATCATCGATATTGACGGACAGGATTACTGGCTCTGGCACGACCTGCGAAAAGTCAGACCGCGAATCATGCTGGTCGAGATATACCCGCCTGAAGCGTCAAGGGGGATTCCTGAACGGGGAGCCGATCACCATCACCAGGCAGGACTCGACGCGATCGCAGAACTCGGAACCGACAAAGGCTACACGTTAGTGGCCACGACACATTGCAACGCTCTTTTTGTAGAAACGGCAGAACTCAACAATGCAGGCGGTTAAGCTCAACATCGGTGCAGGCAAAACTGAGATTCCCGGATTCACTCCGATTGATCGGATGTTTGGTGACGAGGCATACCCGTTGAAATACGCAACGAACTCCGTCAGTGAGATTCGTGCGAGCCATGTACTGGAGCACTTCAGTTTCGCCGATGCGGTAACCGCTCTGGAAGATTGGGTAAGGGTTCTGGAGCCCGGCGGGCGTTTGCGTGTGGCAGTGCCGGACGTTGATAAATGCCTGGGAAGCGATGACGCTAACCGCGTATTTTATTTGATGGGCGGGCAGACCGACGAAAACGACTTCCACAAGTCAGCCTACGACAAAAATCGACTGCGGCAGACGCTGGAACAGGTCGGACTGGAGCAGGTCGAAGCATGGGAATCTGACGGGTTGGATACGTCAGGGCATCCAGTTAGCTTGAATCTTCAGGGGATTAAACCGACAACGACTATCGTGCCAACAGAAACACGCGAGACCGCGAAACTCTCAGACGTGAAGATCGCGGCATACATGACGCTGCCACGATATGAGGCGGTGGCGTCTCGGTCCATCGCGGAAACCGCACTGCGTAAGCTTGGCATCGGGCTTGCCACGTCGCAGGGCGTGTTCTGGGGCCAGTGCATGCAGCGGATGTTCAATGATGCCATCGAGCAGGGCGTTGATTGGATTCTGGCACTGGATTCGGATTCGCTGTTCAACGAGCAGCACGTTTCAGACCTGTTCGACCAGTTCGGGCAACACCCGGAAGCGGATGCAATGGCCGCTCTGCAATGCCGCCGCGGTAAAAAATTCCCGCTCTTGACCATCGGCAACGGACAGGAAGCAAAATTAGGAGACGCTCGATCCGTTTTTGGTGACAACCGCTCATTTCGGTCTGACGCTGATACGAGTGGATTCGTTGAAGGATGTTGAGAAGCCATGGTTCTACTCTCAACCGGATGAAGACGGTGAATACGGCGACAACCGCTTAGATGACGATATCTGGTTCTGGCATCAGTGGCGTCTGGCCGGAAAGAAAATATACGTGGCCCCATCTGTGTCGATAGGGCATCTCGAAGAAACCGTTGCAGTATTCGACGACGACCTGCAACCGAAACACGAATATATAGCAGAATGGCGAGACAAGCATCTGACTCAAAGAAGATCCGATTCCTAAGACCGTGGCAGGGCCGCAAACGCGGTGACCTGAACAGCAACCTGACACCGGGCGTGATGCAGACTCTTGTCGATCATGGCACCGCAGAATGGGTGAAGAATAGTGGCAACCGCCGAAACAAATCTAAACGCAACGTACACGGTGACCGTCGATCCAACAGCGGAACCGCTGACGCTGAATGAACTGAAAGATCGGCTACGGGTCACGGCGTGCGATTTCGACAGCGAGCTATCGCAACTGCTGACCGCTGCACGGAAGCAGGTAGAATACGATACGCACACGAAACTAATGACGCAGACGCTGACGCTGGAACTCGATGAATTTCCGAGCGGTGACGCAATCGAACTGCGGCAACTGCCGGTCACGTCGGTCACGTCAATTCAATACGTCGATGAGGACGTAGCGACACAGACATTCAGTTCGGCGTTGTACCGCACAGAGCTCAACGGGCAACCGGCGCGTATCGTTCTGCTGGATGACGAGTCATGGGAAGACACGGAACCAGCATACCCGGCAGCGGTCACAGTGACTTTCGTTGCAGGCTACGCGACAGCGGCAGCGGTTCCCGTAGAAGCGAAGCTGGCCATCGTCGAATGGTGCAGAATGCACTGGGGCGACTGTGACGGCGACGGCGACAAATACAAGAATCTGGTTAACTCCATCGCGTGGTCTGGTTATTGGAAGTCTGTTTAATGACCTGCATTGCCAATTACGACAGGAAGGTGGTGATCGAAAGTCTATCGGCAACGGCGGACGCTCACGGGTTTGAAGACAACACCGACGACAGCAACTGGTCACAGTACACGACCAGCTTTGCGTCTGTGAAATCGAAAGGGGGCAGGGAGTTCTGGAAAGTGGATCAGGTAAACGCGGATGTGTCTCACGTCTGGTTGTGTCCGTATTCAAAAGCACTGGCGGCGGCAACGCCGAAGATGAGACTGAAGAACGAAGACGTTGTTTACGAGATCCTGAGCGTCATTGATATCGATTTGGCTCACAAGGAAGTGGAGATACAAACGAAACGGGCGGTCTGATGGCAATCAAGGGCACGGCAAAGATTGGCAAGGCACATGCTCAGGCACAATCAGACGCATTGGTTTTATCGGGCGAAAAAGCCCTAATGAGAGCACTGAAACGACTGGATGAAAAGGGCTCAAAAAACATTGCATTCAAGGGAACTCGCAAGCAGGTGCAGGCACTCGCGAAGCAAATGAAACAGGACATCCCGTCACGATTCAAGAACGCCAGGAAGGGCATCGGCTGGCGAGCGACGAAAGGGCGGGCGGCATCGAAGCGGAACAACAAACGGGCAGCGGTTGCCAAAGCAGGCGTAAAGGTTGGAATTAAGAAAGCAAAGATTGAGGCACTTGGGAAACAGCACAACGCATCGAGGGTAGGAGCGAACGGCAAAAAGGCACCGGGCGTAGGCATCGGTGCTGCAAGCTTTCAGTGGTGGATTAGGCAAACGAGATCACGACGAACGAACGCGGGAAAATACACTGGACAGATGGGCGGATACATGCCGGGCTTCGCTGGGCAAGTCGGCAAAACGAGCGGCAGGAAAAATGCACCTGGCGGGCTTGCGAGAGTACCGAAAACAATTGGTGATTGAAGCGAAAAAAGGCGTCGAAGTGAAAAAGCGGGTACTTGGTACTCATTACTGGCGAACGAATCCACGATATCAAATATCGTTGGTTCGCGGATATACGTCAGCAAGGCACCACAGGGGGCGACACTGCCACACATTGTGATAACGCAGATCGGGGCAGAAGCAAATCAGACACTCGACGGAACAACCGGGATGCGGTTTGTCGATTTTGACATCGACTGCAAGGACGACCGCAGCGTTGGAGCGGAGACGCTCGGCGATGCCGTCAGGGTGTTTATCGACGACGCGAGCGGAACGGCAGGCAGTCAGACGATTGATGCAGTATTACTTAATGACGAAAGCACGGATTACGAGCCGCCCGTAGACGGTTCCGATAAGGGCGTTCACGTCGTCTTACTTGACGTGACGATTCAGTATGTTCCAGCTTAAAGGAGGCTGAACCATGGCATTGATGCAAGGTAAGGGCACGGTGATTAAAGCATCGGCCACGACGACTCTGACGGCGATTGCTCAGGTGATTGACATCGGGTTGAGTGGCGGCGAATCTGAAACCTACGATTCGACAACACTGGACGGCGGTGTGGGCAAGACCTACAGCCAGACGGGATATTCGGAAGGCGGTTCGTGTGACCTGAGTCTGTTCTATGACGCGGGGCTCGCAGGACATCAGACCATCACAGATGCGATCGCGACACCAGCCGATACGTACTGGGGCATCACTTGGACGGGCAACACGACGGAAGCAACCTTCACCGGTGCGGGCATCGGGTTCGGTGCAGACGTTGCCATGAACGACGGCGTCAAGGCATCGGTCAGCGTCAAGCTGACTGGCCTGTTTGATTACAGTACGTAAGGAGATCTGACGTGAAGTGCAGATACCTGATTGACGTCACAGAACCGCGAGCGGAACACTGGGACAAGGAAGGCTGTGTGCTGAAGGAAGATGGACCGCTGGCCGGGCAACACGTCTGGCCAGTCGGAACCATTGAAGAACATCCGAACGCATACCGCCTCGTCCAGATGGGAATGGCGGAACCTGCCGACGATGAGTGCAGACTGAAGGCCGCTATGTCGACTCGTGAATTCGAGCAGGCGAAGCGGCTGAACGGAGCACTTAACGCGGGTATCCAGCCAGAAGATTACCAGCGATTTTTTGACGGTGAGATTCTCGGCTACGACGCAGAAGGCGAAGACATACCCGGTCCGAATTACATTCAACCCGATGAGGAAAACGACGACGATGACGATTGACCGCACAACACTCCTGACGCCACTTGCGATCAAAAAAGAGCGGGTGGAGTTGCCGGAATTCGGCGAAGGGCAATATGTGATGGTTCACGGGATGACTGCCCGCGAGAAAACAGAGCACGACGCACATTCCATGAATTCAAAATGGGATGGAGTCAATAAGACGCGGGCGAAGATTCAGAAGGAACGGATGGTAGTTCACTGCTGTCGTGACGA